TTTTAAACAAGCATTTTCTGTTTCTAAAACAGATACAAGATTTTCAGCAATATTGAGTGCTGTATGTAGTTTGTGAACCTTATAGACTAGCTCATCATTTATAGAATTCATAATAAGTCTCCTTGATGACCTAGTATATTTATACACTATAAACTATTCAAAAAGCCTCTCAGTTCTTCTATTTGACTTTTATCTAGCATAATTTGATCAGTATATGGTTGACCATATCTTAGTACTTGATAAATATACCGTAATTTCTGATACCAACTCATTTTATGACAAAAAGAATTATGACTTTGATAAATACATAAGTCTATAGATTCAAATTCTCCATCATATCTTACTACCAAAACCTCACTATCACAATCGCATCTTATAAATGCTGTTCTAAAATCATGCTTTTTTGTTTTTTCGTTTTTTACCGAAAATTCGTTCATAGTTTTTATCCCAGGTTTTTTGATCAATACTTTTAGGGCGACGTTTACTTCCTTTACCGTTTTGACTCATCATAGTCTTTCTATTATTCGTGTTATTTCTATCATAAGTAATAGTGTTGGGCTGTCAAGAAAATATAACTTTTGCTGTCGAGTGGTGTATATAGTATTATAAGGAGTCAATATGATTCGACAAAAAGTATCTGGTATCTATAAAATTATTAATACCATAAATAATAAATATTATGTTGGATCTAGTTATGATATTTATTATAGATGGAGAAAACATAAAGAAAAACTCAATAAAAATAAACATCATTCTATTAAATTACAAAGATCTTGGAATCGTGATGGTAAAGATTCATTCAGGTTTACAATTATAGAAAAATGTGATAGGTCATTATTGATAGAAAAAGAACAAAATTATCTTAATATAGCAGAAAAAAATAAAAAAGATTCATATAATATGATATTTAATGCAATCAGACCACCTGATCGTTTTGGGTGTAAACATTCGTGTTGGATTAAAGTGTCTAATAAAACAAAACGTCTATTAAGAGAATATTGGATAAAAAATGGCACTATGAAAACATTAATTTTTGCAAAAACTCGATATAATATAGGATCTAAAATAGTATGTAATAGACTTATTCCTAGTTTTAAAAAACAAACAGATGAAAGACCAGAAAGATCGATAACAGATCAGACTATTTATACATTTTATCATAAAGGCGGCAAGATATATACAGGTAAAAGAATTGATTTTATTAAACAGTATAAATTAACAGAATGTTGTATTTCTAATATGCTTGCTGGAAGATTTAAAAGTCACAACGGATGGTCTTTAACTAAAAATTTATCAGAGCCGGACAAATCTGGACTTAATAACGCTAACTGCGATAAAAATTTATATACTATATACAACATTCATACTCAACAAAAAATAACTGATACTAGATATGCAATATATGCTATAAAAAAAATACTAAAAAAAGAAATTATATACAAATTAATTAAGAAAAAAATTAAAAAAACCAAAGACGGCTGGATAATTTATGATTCTAAGCAATGACTCCAATATCGGCAATCCTCCTGTTTCTGTAAAGTATTCCAATACAAAGACCTCATAATATAACAGGGGACTCCGGCCTTGCCGCAGCGAACACTCCAGTGTCTTTCGATTTTCTTATAAGTTTCCATACCCTTTGGACTCTTGTTATACTTTAGTGTTTCGCATCCATATAGCCTAAGCAAATGAACATCCAAACAAACTACTCTACATTCATTCGGGTTTTGCATTTCGCAACTAAACGAGATTTTCGCTGCTCCTAATCCGCGAATTTTTTGGATAATACTATCTCTCTGCTTAACGTGATACTTTTTGGTAGTAATAATATAGTCTTTGGGATTACTCCAAAACTTATCTTTAAAATCCCAAATATATTCTGTACGGTTGTTGTGCAGACCGACGCCACTGTCTTTGATCTTGGTAAGCAAGAGTTCTTTGTTATCAAACCATTCGCTAAAGTTTTTGACTGCGTTATAACCTTTCACGTTGCTTTCCCAAGTAGTATGAACGCTCATAAAACTAAACAAATATCGACGAAAAATATCTTCGTGATTTTGAGGCTTAATACTCTCCCAATACTCCTTATATGAAACAACTTTGTCTCGTGGAAAAGTTTCAAAGAAAATGTCAGCCTTAGTCTTGTCCAAAGTAGTATTCTGAACGGGTATAACAGTATTCTCAACAATCATAGGTTCCTCCAAAGTTTAATAGCGTTATGCTACGATTCTACACTAAGTGTATCGGTTTGTCAAGACCTCTTTCTTTAAACCGTCCTAGCAGACCCATGCAAAAATTTAAAAGTTGGGAAGCGTAAACTAATGCCCCCATCTTGGTTCTTAGTCTCTTCAAAATACTGGATAGTTATTTGCTTGCCCAAAATTTTACAAGGATTACAGTAAAACTCTTGACGCTGTTCAATAGAGAATCCACTACCAATTCTAACAATATGACCCTTATGTTTAATCATAACACAACTCAGCATAGTTTCTTCATGCTCTTTACCATTTAGAACATACCTAAATGGCCCCATTTCTGTGTCGATTACTTCATATTCATCATCAAAAAAGCTCTTATATTTGAGTAGGTCTTTGCTTCTCTTTCCTTTATATGGCTCATCAGCACGAAGCATCAAACCCTCATAACCATATTCCTTTGCTTTTCCTGTCCATTCAGCAAAATGGTCATCGTCTTTAATGAGTTCTTGACCAAGAACACTAAGACAAACGCAAGTATTCTCTCTCATTACTTCTCGTAGGTTATTGTAACGAATAGAATATGGCTTATTTTTTTCACCTTTCTTATTGTAAAACTCGTCGTGACTAATCATATCAAAAATTTTATATGAAGGATTAGAAATAGTATGATCCTTCTTTTTAAGTTGCTTCATAATACCCTGAAAATCCTCATTACCATCATCATCTACTAGGCAAAGTTCTCCATCAAATACTACATTAGTAACACCAAGAGCCTTAATTCCACCAGCAACAATATCTAGAGTATCGAATGGCTTTCCTGTGCGAGAATAAAATGATGTATCTCCGTTACTATCAACAATACCAATACATCTAGCACCATCAATCTTTCGACTAACATACCAGCCATCCTTCCAATCTACAAGTTTAGGTTCGTATTTATCCGCCAGAGCAACACTAAACTCTGGAATATGATCCGGTATAGCCTTGTTTATAATCTTGTCACCAGCACGGGTTTTCAAGTCCTTATCAATAATACAATGAATTAGTTCCTCATATTCGTCATTATGTTCAATAAAACTATTGACAGCAGAGATAGCATCGTGACCAGTAATCTTACGGTCTTTTAGATCATCCAAAAGATCAAAGAAATTACTGTATTCATTCTTTCGTGCAACAAGATGATTCTTTTTCTTTAGATTATCGCTTGTTACATTATATTGCCACAAAGGATGATAAGTATAAAGAAGAATTTTCTTAGCAAATATCGCTGATGGATTATTGAAAATCCCACAATTAATCTTAATAATATCTTCTTTGTCTTTTGTACTACTAGTTGCTCTCAGGGCATCAACCATATTCTGCACATAATCAAAATGGTGAGTCATCCGTTTAGTCTCCTTTGTTTAGCGTAGTATACCATACGCTAGTCCTTTGTCAAGTATCGACAATCTAGTGCTGCTTCTTGAATCTTTCGCTTAATTTTTGTACTAAATCACTGCCCGATGTTGTAAAAAAACAAGGGAATAAAGAATGTACTATAAGATAGAATCCTGCTATTAAACAATTAACTCCATAGAACATAGCAAAAACCATATGTTCATTATAGGTCATTTTATTTTCTTCTAAGTGTTCAGTCCACTTTTGTTTTATGCTCATTTATCCAATCCACAAATTTTGATACTCTTGTATGACCAGATTCTTCACCATATGTAGATCTGGGACTTTTTTTACCAACACACATTAAACAAGAATTAATACCGGCTAATTTATTGTCTATAAATAGTCCACCACCACTATCTCCGCTTGCTATTAAAAATTCTAAACTCGTATATCTATCACTACTTCTGGTTGATGGTGTGCATACTAATAAGTCTCTATCTATAAAATCTATAAAGTTAGATCCTGCTCTTTTTTTATGATCAGATAATACTGCACCAGTATGAAAAGTTCCAGTTAAGCCATATCCAGATATGCAACTAATTTTTCCAACCTCGTCCGATAAAGTATAAAGTTTTGGATAAAAATCTAAACCTATTTTTTCTTCTACATAACCTAAAGCAATATCAGCAATACCAAATGTTTCTTCACTATAATCTTTATGAACTATCACTTTCTTAGCCAGGATTTTTTTATCTTTAACTGTGATATAACATACTTTGCAGTCTTTAACAACATGAGCCGCAGTTAAAAAATGATTATCGTCAATAGCCACAGCAGATCCACAAAACATCATATCTTGCTGATTATTTCCGCACACGCTTACAACATAATTAAAATCTTTACCATATTCTATATATCTGTTATCTGGAGTAGAAGGATCGATAGTTCCTGCAAAAACACCACTAGCACAGAAGCATAGAATATAACCTACTAAGATTTTTAATAGTTTCATCTTATAGTCCTCCAAAAAGACCATAAGATAATACACTATTATCTGTTTTTTCTATCTCTTGTCATTATTAGATAATTAACGGCTTTTATAACACTATCTAAATTATCTCCTAGTTTTCCAAGACCAGTATTGCAAGGTTCGCAGATCCAACCCCTAAAACTATCATCAGAATGATCATGATCTAAACACCATTTGAAGGGAACTTTTCCACAAAGTTCACAAAATTCTGGTTTTGGTGGGGCTATTTTATGTAGTCCGCTTCGTATCTTAGAATGTTTTTTAACACACTTTCTACATCTACTATCTAGATTATCTTTGTACATACTGTGTTTAGGAAAACTTTTAAGGTTTTTTCTTTCACCACAATAAGTACAAATTTTTCTAGGCATATTGGAGGCGATGGGAGTCGAACCCATTTCTTGCGATATTTCTAATTACATCTTCTACAAGTTTATTTTATTCATGAGTTAAATTGAATTACAGAATAAACAAGACTAATCCAACCTTACCAACTTCTCTTAACCTACAACCCGTTGGATACTGTAAGTGCAGAGGGATTTGACGACAGACTTTTGATCGCTACCCTCATTCGCAATCGCAGTCTGTTACTGCCCTTTTTTGTCAGGCAGCAAGTGCTAACTGATTTGTGCCAGTTAAAGCATTTGGTAGATTTTTATAGTGGCCTTTCTACCAACCACTACTTGCTAACATAATCTTCTATATCCAATCGATACCGTTACGCCCCCTATTTTATATAGTACACTTTTTACACTTATTGTCAACTGTCTTATTAGATTCAATAAAATTCCTATATACTCCCATAACTATACCACTAGTAGTTCCCACATTTAGTGAACGTACACTACCATAATGAGGAATGGTCAAAATCACATTAGCACGATCTAAAATCAGATTTGATAATCCTTTGCTTTCTTCTCCAAAAATAAATATTGGCTCAAGAGCATTATAGAACTTGTAGTGGAAAAGATTAATGGTTTTGTCATCATACTCTGGAATATTATTTTCTATTGCAATAAGGGTTCGTCCAGAACATTGCAAAAGAAAAGACTCTTCGTCTTTATGGTGATATATAGGAGTATAATTATGTGTTCCTACGCTACCTCTTTTATCCCACTTCTTTTTGCCAACATAGTGTACACTTCTAAATCCAAAAAAGTTAGCATTACGAACCATTGTGCTAAGATTAAAGTCTCCATTTATATTAATCATAGCAACACTGGCTGGTATACTAGTGCTATGACAATAATTAGCAATATCTGGAATCTCTAGTTCTTTAAGACTATCTATCACATTCATTTTGAAGATCCAATAATTGTTTTTCCAAATTGGCTATTTCTTTATAAACTTCCACACATTTTACACAAAAGTCGGAACTAATATAGTCTCTAGCGTCTGCTATTTTATCCTTCAGACTTCTTATTCTTTCTTCTAGATTTTGATTTAGCATTTGGTTTTCTCTTTTCTTTGGCCCAGAATATCATTTCATTAGACTTATCATCCCAAGCACACTCTACCAAATCTTGAGCGGCCAGTTTTGCCAATCCAACATTATGAATCCAAATTGCAGTATTTTCAAAAATCTTTTCGTTAATATCTTCATCCAACAGAGGTCTATTTTCGTCATCAAAACCAACACACTCATTATTAACCAGATTAATTATTTGTTGTATGCTAACATAGTCATTCAAATTATCGTTATGGTTTTCGCTCAGACTTTTAGCGGCAGCATCCCTTATTTGGGTTGCATATCCTTCAAGATTAGTAATAGCATAAACTTCACTCATGATCTTCTCCAAGTTATATATATTTAGATACACCTTTATTATCTGAATTTTGACCCTTATCCAAGAGCCTATTTATAGTCTGCTGCATAGTATACTCTCCCCTTTGCAGCCACTTTTTATCTTCATACAATGCTGTGGTAATTTGTGGAATATAATACTGATATGCTACATCAAATTCTTCTGGAAAATATTCCTTGAGTATCCTTTCAATATGAAATAAAGAATCAACTATTTGATCTCTATAGTCTATTAGTCTATTTATTTGTCTTTTTTGTTCTGGAGTTAAACTCATACGGTTTGTTCCTTACTCTTCAGTTTCATCAACTTATGCTTAGTTTTCCAAACATTAGTTTGCTTATCCTGAATATCCCCGCCCATATAAATATGGCAGAAACCTGAGTGTCTGTCAACTCCCCAGGCCAGAATACCATTTTCATCGATACTATCCACAACAAAACGACCTCTATAACCCATAGGAATAAAGTCACCCTTACTGAAAAAATATGGGCCACCCGCGACCTTAATTCTGTCACCCTTTACCAGTTCACGCCAATTAACCTTAGCAATAACCTTTGTATTCTTAGATTCTTTGCTCTTTGGCTTAAAAACAAAAATATGGTTACATTCAGGACAAGAATATGCCCTCGGGCCTGTTTCAAAAGAACATGAAGGGCAAGACTTTTTTCCGCGTGGCATCTTTAGGTTTCCTGTTTAAAGTTTGAATCGAACTGATCTAAGCATACCAGATAGATCGGTCTTGTCAAGGATGGTTCTTTAAAAATTCTATAGACGACGCACTATCAAGTATATTTAGCACACCACTATTATAGTGACAAAAATAACTGCTATGAATTTTTCTTTTGGTTAAATTATTTTCTTCTATCTCAATATAAACATTAATGCGATATCTATTTTCCCACAGATTAATTACTTTGGTCATCAAATGCTTTTTAGGTTTTTCTACTATCTTGAATAGCAAACCTTCAATTTCTATATCCATTAGTTAGTTTCGCCTTCTATTTTAATATAAAGTTGCTTAGATCCATCTGCTTCATATAGTTCGATCAAATCAGCATCATGAATACCACCATACTGATTATCGTACACTTTTACCTGTGCTTGCCAATCAAATTGTCCAAGATTTTTAAAGTCATTGGCTCGCTCATTAAGAAACTGAAAAAGATCAATCCACTTCATAATTACCTCGCTCGCCTATTGGCTCTATCAAGAATACGAATAGTTTCCCTAGCATTACTAGGAACCATCACAAGAGATGGTGCTGTTTTATGGTCAAAATTCATGTAGCCCACAGCCCTTTTTTCTACACTACATTCTTTACAAATAATCTTACGATTAGTTTCAGTCAGAAATTCATACCTATCAATACCCACACAATTTTTGCAATAAATACAATTCATAATAGCCTCCAAACTTGGATTATACCAAGGACTCTTGAAGTGTCAAGTTACCATTAAAAACCAGATCACCAAAACTATCACAAAAATCGCCATTATCTGTACTATAGAAAATATCATTTAGTCCTACTGCTTTTAGAAGTTTAGTGCAATTTTCACAAGGTTTACTGCCTAAAATAAGTCCTTTTCTATTAATACGCATAACAACAACTGACCAATTAGCATCAATGGTATTATAGCGATCCAACAGTTGAGAAATAAGACGAGATTCAGAATGGTAATATGGAAACTCCTTATACTTTGGAAGATTAAAATCTTCACCTATTCTATAAGCACCAGTATGGGTTTTAACCGGATTATTTTGAGTAAACGCTATGAGTTTAGTACCATCAAAACATCCAGTATAATGATAACATCTTACACTCTTAGAAGGATTCCAATTCTGAAATGCTTTGCGAATCGTTTTCTGGATTATCTTCATTATCTATTGTTTTAGGAGTTTCGTATAGTGTGTCGTTGTCGAATGATAGTGTATCATACGCTTGTGATCGGTCAACTAGTGGTGGCATCTTTATTTTTTTTGGTTGTGGTCTTTTTAATGAATCGTCCATAGTAAACTCCTATTTACTCGCTAACAAATATAAACCTATATTTGCGAAACTATATCCCGCATAAGCAATACACATACCAGCATTACCTTTATATCCTTGTTCTATACTTACCCAAGCATATACAAGACCACATAAAGCAATTAGCCATCCACTCATCTTTAGTTCCTTATATTAGTCTTATGAAAATTTAATACTTCTTGACATAATACAATAAACTCATCATACAATAAATTACCTTTTGCTTGATTAGCGTCTTTACAAGCAATATTACAATTGTCTAATGAGTTTTGACCGCCCCTATTTTTAGGAATAATATGATCTAAATGATAAGATTTTCCATCCAGTAAATCAATAGGACGACCAGTCAAATAACAAATAGGATTTTCTCCTATCTTAGATAGTAACTCTTGTGCTTTAAATGTCATAGAAGGATATTTCCATAATTTCTTATCTCTGTGAAATCTAATAATTTTATTCTTTAATATGGTATTTATATCAGTTTCTTTAGATGGTTTGCTAATATATGGCTGTTTCTTTTTATAGTTATCTCTATTACCTCTAAAATTTTCTAGTTTTTTAGATACTATATCTTTTATGCTTTTACTCATACTTGACTTAGAACATTATTATTAAAATTTGGATAAAGTTCTTGATACTTTTTGATAGCCAAACATTTTGATTTTATTTCAAAATCGAGATCAAATTCAAGGCCATATGTATTGATAGGTTCAACAGCGTACTCTGCATGAGCCCTTGGATTATTACCTTCTCTACTTTCGCTATAGTGAAATAGTGGTCGAGTTTGCCAAGTATCATAACATATATTTATTGCTTCACATTCTGTTAATCCGTTAGGATGACATTTGTGATGCAGATAATCGAAAGTTATTGGGATGCGAGTAATTTGATGAAAAATATCTACTAATTCTCTAACACTCCAGCAGTTAATTTTGTCATCATTTTCAATAGTGATACGAGCTTGGCAATTTTCAGCTAGTCTTTTGAAATTAGCATAAAACCGTTGGGCTATTTCTTGTCTAGTGCCATTATTGTTATGTACATGAAAATTCATAGGAGAATTAGTATTTGATGGCAAACCAATTCTATCAAAGAAACTACTGTAAAAATTAAGTTCTGTGATAGTTTTTTCTACTACCTTTTCTGAAAGACTAGATAAACTGTTGTATTCTGATGGATGGGCTGAGACACGAACTCCAGTGTTTTTAATGGTTTGTTCGATATTATCGAATTCGTCTTGAATAAGATCATGATTAGGCAAATCTTCCAAACTTACATTAGCCTCATCATAAGTAATTAGAGGAAATATATCTGATGAAACACGATATACCCAGTTGTTTTCAGAGCAAAACTTGATAGTTTCATTAGTTACCTGAAGGTTGTTCAAAATTCTGCCCCCTAGAATTTCTATGGCTTCGCTACGAGGCAAAGAGGAAAATCTTTTAAAAGTCATAGTCTGAAAACTAAAACCTTGTTCTTTTAGTTTGAGGCTAATACAACACAACCCTGGCCTATTCATACAATTTCTCCGTAAACCAATAGTATATCACAATATCGGCAAAGGTCAAGAGGCATCTTGAGAAATTTCTTCAACGCTATAGACTTTTACTAGATTATATTCTATGCTTGGAAAATGTAGATTAAAATTATCTAATGCTTTTTTATCACAGTCGGCATCAACAATTTGATTTATTAAAAGACTTTGTTTTGAAACATCGTTATTCTTATAAACCTGTGCTGTAATATTAAATAGTCTCATAATCCAAAAGCCTCTATAGTATATTTAAAAGGATCTCCATCAATATTTTTGACCAAATCTAGCATTTGTTGTGCTATTTCTCTAATTTCTAATTGAGCATTAGGTTTGTTTCGTAAAGATTGAAAATGATAAAAACTTCTCCAGTTAAAACTAACATCGGCAGTAATTTGAGTGTTGTAACCTCTAAAAAATCTAGCACTTTCTTTGGCTCTTTTACGATCAATACCATAATTATCAACCAAATCATTCAAGCACTCATGATATTTTCTTAATCCTTCTTCTGTATATGCTCTTAGTTGTTCTTGCCATATTTTAGGCCAATCAGTTGGAATCAAAAACTTATCTTCTTTAATTTCTTTGTATCTTGCACTCTCTCCATTAACACTAACTCCAATCCTATGTTTAATAATATGTATATGAGAAGCAATATCTGTAGTGACCAAAAAGTGTAAATAAGATTTTTCAAAAGGAGTGTGATGACCCTCATCCGCCAACATCTTTAATAGTTTAGGGATACGATTAATCTTATCTTCTGATAAGTCTCTGGAAGTGCTAGTCCAAGCAGAACAAGCATGAATTTGATCGTCTCCATAATATCCTATTAATTCTATATTATTCATTTATCCCACCTAGACATTATTTTTTCCCATACTGGTTTAAAAAAATATGAAGTAACAACACTTACTAAGCCACCAACAACACCATTTACAATTACCACTGGTATCATTAATGTTTTAAACTGTTGATCGTCGTTTTTATGTTCCGTAGTCACTTAAATTAGCCTTTTTGATCTCTTTATTTTTATCATACTCATTCTGATGATCTATCCACTTATAGTCTGTATGATGGTTAAATATTTGTCTAGCAAGTTTGCTAATGCTAGTAGCAATCCCACAATCATCAGCACTATCAGAATCGGATTGTTTCCAATAATACTTATTATCGTCTTTACTTTTGACAGCATCGTAGCCTAAACCTTTGGCCCACTTTTTAACCTCGCTTATTTGCACAAATTTGTCCTTTATTTTTGTAGTTGTTCGTCAGCGATCATATGTTGTTTATATACAAACCCGGCGGCAAATCCATCCATATAAAGTTTCTTCATTACTCTTATACAATCTTTGTTATCTCTAATATAGTAAAGATTATTAACTACCCATTCATTATAACTTTTTTCTTCATCACAAATATAATCGTCATTACTCATTTTTTAACCTTTGATGTATTGTACTTATTAAAGATTTTATTGACTCCAGCAATAATACTGGGACAAGTCATATTTATCAGATCATTATCGTCGTTATCCGTTATATATGCTTGTATTTCATCATAAATAACATCTTTGCAGTAGCCTTTATCTAGAATATACTTGTTAGTCTTTGCTAGTTTTTTCTTATTTCTATCTAGAAAAGTGTCTATCTCTTGCTTATATTTGTAGTTGCTAGCATACAAAGCATGAGATAATTCATGTCTTAATATATTACCAGTTTGAGATCCTATAATATAAAAGTCATCATTTCTATATCGTAAAAGATGTAGTAGTCCTTGTTCTTCATCTGTTAATGGGTCAAATAAACCATCTTTAAAAGGTCTGAGAACTTTACTTGGAAAATTAAACCCTACCCAGTGAGTATGATAACTATTACTACCATATGTTTCACTATACCAATTTCTTAATTGACCAACAGTAAAAATATTGTTACGAAACTTTTTGTTGGGACTTTCATAATGCTCTTGGAATCTCATGAACGTTAAACCTAATTCATTTTGAGAATCTGCCCAAATCCAAACACTATTATAGGGTTGTTTTTTACACTGTAGCATTATCCGGCCATTCCTTGCTTAGAAAAAGTAGGGTATTTTTGACCTTGGCTTCTTCATAATAGCAGTCATGCTCTGTGTTAACAAGGGTATTATATTTACTAGGCCAAACAGCGTGTAAAACATTCATTACAGTTTGTCCATATCGCCAGTTAAAAGTATTATATGTCTGATTGACTAATTCGATATATTCATTATAAGTAGTCATTCTATATCATATTGTTCGGGGAAAAGATCAAGGTATAAATCTGCAAACGGTGCTTGTACCCCATCATTTATTTCTGAACCATAAATAGGCAGAGTATCATGATTCATGATAACTATGCTGTTCCTAATTTTTTCATTAGAGTTAATTCTACCACATATCGTGCGGTATCTGGTACTGTACTACCACCCATGTAATAACTACCGATAAAATCGTACAAAGTATTATTAAGAAAATCTTTGTCATGCCATAACTTAGTATATTCTGTACTATATTCCATACTAATATACCATCCAACCTCATTCATAAAATTAATAATTTGTCGATCCATTTTATTGTTCATAGATAATCCTCGGTTTCAACCAGAGATTCCTTGTAACCATCCAGTTTAAAACACTGGCTCATAGTATCGCTCAACTTATTAGCGTGGACTGACAGCAAAACCTTGAGTCCCTCTAGGGCATTAACGGTTTCATCATTGGTCAGATTATGCTCCAGAATACCTTCGCTCAAAGAACCTAACTGTTCAGCAAAGTTGTATAACTGGCTAATCTCTTCTTCTAGATTAAAACGGTCTTTCATTATACTGTCTCTCCGTATTCGTTGTAGTCTGTATTCAGTTCATCCCCGTGCCATTGTACCACACTCTCTAGTGCGTTGTCAAGGTCTTTAAAATAATGAGATCGTGAAGGCCCAAGAACATAAGAGTATATGTTCACACCAGTAATTTTTAGTTCACAGTTTTTATCTTCCCAGTAATTGCCAAAATCCAGTGATATATGACCCTCACTACTTTTACAATGACCATCTTCAGAGAACTCAAAATAATGGTCATATGCTTCTTTAAGAAGTTTTCTAATCTTTAGTAGTTTTTCTTGATCTTTATTATTCATCTATATATTACAACTGGTTGATAAATCCACTGAACTGTTGGTCTACTAACTACAGTTTGAGTTCTACGAAATAGACAATACTGGTCTACAATGATATTTTGTTGTACACTGTAAGGAACCCATTGGTAAACTATTACGGGCTGTTGAACTGTTGGAACAGGATAATAATTGATATTGGGTTGAACAACAGTGATGGGGTAAGGTTGATAAGGAACCCATTCTTGAGCAAAGATTTCTGTTGATGTAAAAAGCATTAGTAGAACTATTAAATATTTCATATAAATTCCTTATTATTTGTGGTGTTTACTATCATACTCTTCCTGGGTTACATAAGAACCGTCAGAATTTTGAGAAGTAAAGGTTCCCATACCCATACATTCGCTACACGTCGCCATTTCTATTTTTCGCCCAGCAGCAATATATTCTTCAAGCAAAGTTCTGTAGCGGTCATTTACAACTTTACAGTAAACATATCCATCACCCTTTTCTAATTTAACACACTCTTTGCATTTGTCAACCATTAGATGTTTATTAATGAACAAAGTGATCGAAGCCTCTACCATAAGTTTATTAACATCTGTAGGATATTCTCCAGATCCTTTACACTGATGACAAACTATCTTGTATTTTTCAAATTGTTGTTGGTGATGATATTCTAGTCTTTTCTTTTTAAGATAATCGTATAGGTGGTCTTTAGGACCAAATAGTATTGCTAATATTGTAAGTAATGTAACAAAGGCTAGTATGATATGGTCAGAATGAAGTTTATTCATTTCCTACCATCCATTCTACTTCATTAAATTCAAAAGTTTTATTTAGATGTTCAGAAAAAATGACAGGATGATAACCCCACAGATAAAATACCTCTCCCTTTGTCCACCCTATCTCGTCGTGCTTACAAAACCATACCTTATCAAATTGATTAAGAGAATATTGTTGAACTAGCGGTTTAGAGTTTTTTAACTGACTTATATTTTGCTTGTGGGTAGGATTTAATACTACAATCACAAATGGAATAAATAATAACGCTAAAAACATAAATACTAATACTATGCCATTTGGCCCATGATTCTTATATTTACGATGAGGATTCATTTTTATCCTTGTTATTAAATAGTTTTTGTATTTCCTTGAAACTCCAAGGTTCTCCGAATGGCTTATTATAGTTTATTGTATTATCCACACCAACATCTAGAGTTTTTCGTTTTGATGCTTTATCCTCATGATCTAGTTTACTGTGAAGATGACCATAAAGCATATAACTGCCCTTATGAGAAGCAGGCCAACTTCTGTGAGGATAGTGACTTAGATATATCCTTTGATTGCAATATATTATTTCTTTTACTTCTTGCATACTACTAAATCCATTCATATCCACAACATTTTCACTAGGATAATAATCAGTTTTTTTGTCATGGTTGCCCATGATTAAGTGAATATCTTGGCACTTTATTCGTATGCGATAGTCTATCGGTTTCTTTCCTTTAAAAGAAAAATCTCCCAGTATGTATAGAGTATCATCAGTCCCAACAGTTTCATTTATTCTGTCGAGCATTACTTGATCCATTATGTGAACATTATCAAATGGACGATTACAATGTTTGATTATATTGTTATGACCTTAATTAGCCCGCAGGCTAACCAAAGTGAGTGTCTGATGTAAAGTATATCATACTCACTTTATTTTCTCCTTAGTTGAAGTACATTCTATCCAGCTTCTTAAGAATATTTATATATACTTCCGGCCTATCATAGATTTCAACACCTTCTGGTCCGTTATCTATTTCTTTTAGTTTTTCCTCTAATAGATCTACTAAAATATCCAAATCTTTATTAGTTAGTTTCATACAAATAGTCTATCCTGTAATAGTTGTTTAACGGTTTCTGTTACATTAATTCCATCAATTTTCCCACAAATATATGCTGTTTTAAGCCATTTCTCTATAACTTTCCAATGATCTACAGCATCATTTGGAGGATCAACTATCGTTTCACGATAAATACGCTCTAGTCTTGTGTCGTATCCTTCTTTTTCATTCATCCACTCTTGAAAATTCATTGGCTCATCCTTGTAATTTCAAATCCCCAGCCTAAAAGTCTAAAGTTAAAACCCTTACCCCAATCGTATGTATAATAATACATTTCGGTAGTTAGATCCAAACTGAATCCGTAACAATATAAATCATCACTTGGGTGCCAATCAGAGTCTATCTTTGGCTTTTTATAGAATAAGAAACCGAATGGACTAAACCATTTAATATGAACATCAAAATATTCTTCCCATGAGCGTGGTCTATCTGCCATATAAATTGTTTCAGCGATCATTCTATCTAACTCGTCTTGATCCAATATTTCTTTTAAGTCTTTCATTTTAGCAATACCATGTAGTAAGTGAAACTTAATATCCAACTTATCCAGAAAATAAGCAAACAAAGGTTAAGAACCCAATAGGTTTGACCTAGATAGTTTAGGCGAAACAAGTTCACTATGCTACCTAATAGTATAAGAGAAAAAACTGCTAGAGTTATGCTTACTCCTGTTGCTAATCCTATGCTAGATAGTAATCGTCCTATAAAAAATAAAATATTCATTATACTTCTAGTATCTCTGCTATTCCTTCTAACACACTTTTCTTAACACCTTTACTCATATTACTCAATAAGATATGATCTTTAAAAAATTCTTCACCCTTTTCTTTCACAATAACCCCAAAAGAGTTTCTTGTCCATCCACCAGATAATGAACGAACCCCAGCAAAATCAACCTCAACATTAAAGCCAAGATCAATTTCTTCTAGTATGCTTTTGCGTAATTCAGTAGCTAGTTTCGTGCTGCTCAAATCACTACCATACATATCTTTAATTTCGTAATAAATCAATGGCCCCTTCATATTATTCCTTGTCAAAATCTAGTAAGTCTGGATTAATTAAGTCTATCATATGGTATATTAACTATCATAGATATTTCTTAAACATTAAGGGGCCGATACGAACGAACTTATATGGAACACCACTATTAAATCGTGTTCCATAATAAAACAAGTTAGTTATACTCCACCCTATCCAAACTATTGTCATCTTTTTCCTTTGTATTGAAAACGCCCCCATTATCTGACGTTGAAACCCTAGATACGGGAAACAGAGGTCAAGGACGTTGCCTTCTGGCGATCAACCCAGCGGCGTCGGTTAATTCCGATCTTGTTCATTTTGGTGTATATTATAATGGGATTGTGTTGCAGACTTTCCTCTAACTGTACAATACATTATACCAGAAACCTGAGTGTTTGTCAACTGCAACTTGACAGCATTTGGGTTTTCTGTTTTTAAGGGTCTGATGATGGTTATCATTATCAAAGAATGTAGTAAGTGTAAAGAATATAAAGTTTTAGATTGTTTTTATAATGCAAAAAATAGATTGTTTAACAAAACACCGTACTGTAAAACTTGTAATTATTTAAGTGAAATTGAATACAAAAAGAAAAATAAAGATAAAGTTTATCAAAGACGTAAAAAATATAGATCAAATAATAAAGATAAAATTAATAAAGATTGTATTACATATAGAAAAAATAATAAAAATCGAATTAATCAAAATAAAAAAATAAGAAGAAAAACAGATGCACAATTTAAAGTTAAAGCAAATCTCAGAAATAGACTATATATGGCAGTAAAAAATGAATATAAATCAGTATCTACTTTAGAATTGTTAGGATGTACAGTTCCGTATTTAATCAAACATTTAGAAAAACAATTTACCGAAGGTATGACTTGGGACAATTATGGATTATATGGATGGCATATAGATCATATTTTACCGTGTGCTAGTTTTGATTTAACTGATCTAGAACAGCAGAAAAAATGTTTTCATTACTCTAATTTACAACCTTTATGGGCGGCAGATAATATATCTAAAAAAGATAAAATTCTTTAAATCTAAATCTCTTCTCCAGTATTATAGTCTATAACTGGCTTTTTACAAGCCTCAATCATTTTTTCTAGGTTCCACTGCAATCCCTCAACATCATCTGATAATGGCAAAGATATTCTGCCTATGCTTGGGTTATCCAAATATTTATCATAATATACATCATGAATTTCATAAGAGATATCTGTTTCGCCAAGAGGAATCTTGGTTACTTTTTTAACGACACGATAATTCCAACTCATTATTCTATCTCCGTAATGCTCAAATATAATTCTGTAGTGAGTATATCAATATCCTCAATCTCATCTTCTGAAAAAACATCGTATAGATTTGCTCTAGAAAACTCACTAATATCACCAACATGAGTTGGTGAACCTATATCATTAGTATTCTTCCAGAACTTTAGTTGTTGTTCAAGAAATTCTATAACTTTAAGTTGTTTAACTGTTGGTTTCATGTTTGTTTATCGGTACTCATGGTAAGTGTAGTTTAACAGAAATTTCTGGTTTGTCAAATCTAGTCAATTTCTTTTCTTTGAATAACAGGTATATCAATTCCCAGTTCTTGATCTAGTCTATTTAATTCTTTTAAAATTGCTAATCTTTCTTTTTGACCAGCATATATTGCTACTGATCTATTATGTAAATCAACAATATATTCCGCCGTTTCTTTATCTACGCTACCATCTGGTATAATACAATCGAAATCTCTTGTAATATCTTCTTTAATCCAGTTGCTTATTTTTTCTTTAAATTTTATTGATTCAGATGGGATTATAACTCTGCACCAACAACTTTCTCCAGTATTACAAAAAGATAGTTGCCAGGGTATAGTTAAACTATACTTATGGGCTTCGTCATAATTATCAAATATCATTTGTGTTTTTTCCTTTTGGGTTTTTTTGATTTTAAAATAGTATCTAGTTTAGATATATATGAGTGATATGTTTCGTCTTGTATTTTTTCTATTTCTTTTTTCTTCTTTTTTTCATGATGATATTTTGTAAATTTAACTTTTACTTGTTTGATTCCATAAAACATAATTATAAACGGAGCAATAATAATGAGTAGTAAAGCTATTATACCAAGAACATATATTCCATATTTAAAAACATATAATATATCTAGGTCTGTCATCGGGTCACTACTATTTTAACACCATCAAATTCGTGGCGATCATAAGAATCGTGCATCCCACAAGAATAAGGCTTATTTACTACTCTAAAATCAAAATCCCAGGCTTTACCATCAATGCCTTCTTTTTTAAGATGACTAACAATAATATCTCTTAAATTGTCTATAGACAGATCAATCTCTGTTTTATTTTGTATTTTCATTCCTGCACCTTTGTTCCCATATCATAGGGGTAACCATTTTCGGGATCATTACTATAAACTCCCTCGTATTCATTATCCCACCAAGGAATTTTACTATCGGGCAATTCACTATCTACATCAGCAGTCATATCATTCTTTCTACTGTTCCACTAGGCCCATTAATTATTTCCAATATAACCCTCATACTCATATCAACATCATAACACAAATTTGCAACCTTCTCATCATGATAATCAAATTTTAATGCTATTTGTTGAATTTCTTCAGCAATAACTTTTATATCATTTATATGTTCGTCAGTCAATTTAGTCATAATCTTCGTTCTTCTCATTCAAGTTTCGTAAAGTGTCTGTTACCATAAAAAGAGTATCAGTATTGTATTCTTTTTCTTGTGGCAACCATACCCATTCATTGTTATTAAATAGAAAATATCCATATTCACTATTGTAGACAGTATCACTAATCCACTTTAGGTGCGATGGAGGTAAACGATTTGAACAACTCATAATTATTTACTCTTTTTCTTTTTAGTCTTTTTATGAAACTTATCAAGAGTATCTTTGTACTCTTGTTTCATTTTATCTACTAACTTTTCTTTGTTTTTCTTTTTTACTATTTTAATCTTTATCTTGTTAATTAACCCGAAAAAAATCATGAAAGGAAGAAAACATAGTGAAAGTATTAGCAGTAATCCTAGTAGCAAAGCAATATTGTAACCTATATATTGTATCCACAAAGAAAGCCAAATAAACCAAGCCTCTAGAGTATAGAGATTTTCATATAGGTGAGCATACTTTTCAAAATTATTCATCATTTATTTTATTAGTAAAAGCAACATTCCAGTCTTACAGGAACCTTGCTGAATCTCTACGGTAGTTGATTAAAGGATTACCCGCGATCCTAACCTGTCGGCTCAACTATATCATACGTTTCTAATTCGTCAAGACAAACAAACTTTGTTTTACCATAAGTTATAGTGCTACTCAAGTGGTGATGAGCATGAATCCACAACTTAGGTTCGTGTATTTTGAATAATTCTCCTAAAGCCCAATTAGTAATATTCTCATACATTCTAGAGTGTGGCCCAATATATCGTGGAACCATAAAGTCTGGACAATCATGAGTTATCATAATTTCTGGCTTAATTTGTCGGTATAGTTCTCTTGCTTTCATAAATTGATCTATAGTTACCTGTTCATCTTTCCACCAATCTATACCAATAGTTCGATGTTGACGATCAATACTATATGCTCCACGGTAATAAAAAAATGGGATTTTATTTAACACCGTATTTCCATAGTCACCCATAAAATGAGGATAGTTCCAACAAAAATCGTAATTATCGTGATTCCCTGGAAGAATTAAGTGTCTAGTAGAATCTACATTTTTTAATGTATCATACCTAAACCCGAAATCTCCTATCTGAATTGTGTAGGGATACTTATCGGTTTGGCTTATAATCTTATGATACTTATCATATTTACCATGAAGATCACCGATTATTGTTATCTTGTTCATAAGACTGTAATCTTTTTTCTAATTCTTCTATCTTATCCAAACATTCGTTTCGTCTATTATGCCACAATCTGCTCAGTCCCGTAAAGTTATCATTATAACTGGTTGTATCGCCCTTGTCAAATACAAAATCGGCTATTTGCTCAGACAAGTTTAACAAATCTTCTCTGCTCATAAAATGATTGGTTACTCCATCATATCCAAACATTCTAAGAAGAAAACATTTGCCTCGTAAAAAAGGATTATGATGAAGTTCAACTTGAATATCATCGTTTATGATAATATTTTGGTTTCTATATTCACTCATTTTATTCTATTAAAATCAATAATAATAGGACTAGGTGATGAAACTGGTTTTTCGGGTTGATTTTTAAAACAAGGACAATCCGGGTGATGTAAAATAAATCCAGAATTTGGCATTATAAATAAATGCTCGTCATGTAAAATTGTAAGACAATAATGGGATTTGCTGATTGTAACCTTTTCTCTTTCGTATCTTTCTTTTTTGATAAACTCTGGTGGCTCACAACCAGTTAGAAACAATATGCAAATTAATACAAGACTAAGCTTTTTCATAAGGCTTAATTATCCATCCCAATTTTATTAAATCCAATCTTACTTCATCAGTAACAACACCCTCGCCAACAAAACCCTCTCTCTCACCAATTCCAGAACAATAGTAATCCATATAATCATTTCCGCCATTAATTTCGCTAACTATTCCTCCAGAATGTCTCCAAGAACAAGTCCATTCATCTTTTCCATAGAAAAATCGGTTATTACATAAGGCAGCGTATAGATTTTGACTATATACTTGGCTACTTTTACACTTTTCAATAATGTTTTGATTTGATAACAAATCTTTTTCTAGGTCTGGTTTCATAAATCTATATTAACTCCATGTTG